ATCCAAGATTACACAAACTGCTCACACATACCTGGACGAGTGTATGATGTCAAGGATCCAGTTGATGGTGCTTCATTAGGTGAACAAACTTGTTATGTTATGTTAGATGGAGTCAGAGCTAGTGAAGCGAGCTTAGTACATGCGGGAGCAGTGCCAGCGGCTAAGATAGTAGAGACTTCAGACAAAGCAGATTATTTTGTTCAAAACAAATTGAATTTTGCTGAAGGAGCATTAGAGATTGTCCATAGTGGTAAATTTGTGCAAGACCATAATGTAAACAATAATCCTAAAGGAGACAAAGATATGGAAGAAGAGTTTAATGAACTTACTACCAAACACAATGAACTTACTGAAAAGTTCACAACTCAAGGTGCAAGCCTTACTGATGTGACTGAGAAGTATAACACGGCACGTGAAGCAAACATTGATCTTAAAGAATTGAATCTTGAATTCAAAGATAAGGTAGATGGTTATGATGAAGCAGTAGCAGCTAAAGAAATAGCTGAGACAAACTTTAATGAAGGTATTGCAGCACTTGCAACCAAAGTTGAGGGGTTAGCAGCACCATTCAAAGCAGATTACAAAGCTCCAGATAACATCGAAGCTCTTTTTACAGATCTTGATAAGTATCTTGAAGAAGCTAAAGCATTGCCAGCAGGCCAACAATCAAAAGATGATGAAGAGTTAGTTTACTCTGAACCAGATTCAAACTTTAAAGTCTAAGGAGAACTAAATGGCTTACCCAAACTTATTATATAAAGGGCAGTATACTCTTAAACGTGTTCTTACAATGCCAGCAGATGTAGCAATTGTAGCTGCAGATATTGCTAAACTTGTAACAATTGATGCTACAGGAAATGTTATTCTTGCTACGGCAGATGCCCCATTCTTTGGTGTTCTTAGAACTATCAATGTAAATGACAATATCTGTACAGTTGATTTTTCAGGTGTTCATGAGTTCGCAGCTTCTGGAACTATCACAGCAGGTCAAACAGTTATTCCAGCAGGTGCAACATCAGTTAAAGCAGATGCAGCTGGTGCTTCAGCAGTAGCTCAATCAAAAGCAGTAGCTTTAGTAGGTGTAGCAGACACTGAAGCAGTTCAAGTCTTTTTCTTAAACTAATAGGAGATAAAATGAAAAATAAATTTAAACATAAAGTAGTAGCAACAGCAAATGAAGTAGTACTTGAAAAAGGTATGTACAAAGATGCTATTGATGCTAAAATGACTTTCTCTCAGTATCTTGAAAGAATTAATCCATCTAAAGATGGGGAGACTCTTGATGCTTTTGAAAGACAACTAAAGAGATTTGGTATTGTTACTAAGTCACAACCAGAAAAAGGTATCTTTGCTTCAACGATTGAGCAATTTCTTGGTGCTTCTGAGATGTATGCTAACAATCAACCATTGCAAACAGGTGTTCCAGCATCGACTATTCTTTTCCCGGAGTTCATTTCCAGAATTGCTAGAATGTCACTGCTTTCAAACACTGACTATGATGTGAACAACTTACTATCAACAACAAGAGTTATCAATACTTCAACGTATAAAGAACTTTGGATTGACATGACACCTGGTCAAGGTTCAGAGCAACCTGATGATACTAAATATGAAATGGGTAGAGTTGGTGAGTTCGGTACATTCCCAAGAGTACAAATCACATGGGCTGAGACAGCTAAAACAGTATACAAAAGAGGTGTACAAATTGACATGTCTTATGAGTTCCAGAGAGAAGCTTCTATGGATATTCTTTCTATCGTGATCTCAAGAATTATGCTTTCTCAATCTCGTTCACTCTTCTTTAAAGCTCTTGATAAAGCTTATAATGGAGCAACAGTTGTTGAGTCTGATACACTTGATGCAACAGCAACAGGTAATGTAATTACTTATGAAGCTTGGTTAAAGTGGACAGCATCGTTTGGTGTTTATACTCCAACGACTTTCTATATGAGTCTTGACACTGCACTTAAAGTGATCATGATGGAGAAACCGGATATTGACCCTGTAGCTATGATGGCTGCTCTTAAGCAAGGACCAGTAGGTCAAAGCATTCAGATTGCTAGAGGACTATGGAAAAATGTAACAATCTTCCCACTGACTGACGGTTCACTTCCTGATGACTATATTCTTGCTTTTGATAAAGAGTATACTCTTGAAAGAGTTATCCAAGCTGGTACTGATATCCAAGAAACTGAGAGAATTATCACTCAGCAATTTGATTCAGTTGTAATCTCAATCGCGGACGAAATTTCATTGATCTTTGATGATTCAAGATTTGTTCTACATTTATCTGATGCCTAAGGGGTAAATTATGAATGTAAAACTTAAAGACCCAACTAAAGTCTACTACTGCAAGGAGCAAAAACTCTCCTTTGCAGGCAAGAAGAATATAGAAACTAAGGTCACTCAACATGTAAGAGGCCTCATTAATGATGGTTCCCTTGTTGAAGTGAGAGAAGAAAAGATTTCAGCTGAAGCTAAAGCAGCAATTATTGCTGAAGCTAAAGCAGAAGAAGTCAAAATTAAAGAAGCAGAAGAAGTCAAAGTTAAAGAAGCAGAGAGAGTTGCAAAACTAACTCCGGCAGAACTTAAAAAAGAAAAAGCGGAAGCACTAGCTAAAGCTAAAGAAATCGAAAAGGCTTAATAGATGGCTTACTTAGATGCAGATTTTATAAGAGCTTTGTCCGGCTTGTCTGCAGCTGAGCTTTCTAATGAGACTATTGATACTCTTAAGATAGTAGCTATAGCTGAAGACTCAGCTTCAAACTATCCTGAGTTATCAGAAATGGAAGCTCTTTATTACAAAGGCTTTAAAGCTATAACACTGTTAGGACCCTCCCTATTATTATCACTTGCTCAAACAGTTAAAGATAATTTCAATCAGTTCACTAGATTTGATACTCTCTCAGAGTTAATTTCTTATGCTGCTGCTAAAGTTGCAGAAGTAGAAGACCCAGATGGTTATAGAGAATATTCATTGTTTGAAGTAGTCGTACCTAATATTGATCCTGTAACTCAAGAAGGTAGATAGTCATGGATATAAGTCAAGTGAGAAGGAGATTTCAGAAGTTATGGAATTTTTCAGTACTTACTTTGCACAATGTAAACTTATCCACGGCACACTATAGCTTGCAGCAGGGTTCACTAAATAGCGAAGATATGTTGTTATATATGACTTTAGGGATTAATCCGGAGCTTAATGGTTCATTATTAGAACTAGATGGTCAAAGATGGATTGTGGCTACTTCTTTTAAAGAGGCAGTGAATCAAAACCTTTATGAGTATAAACTATTACCAGTCACAGATACTTTCATATTGAAAACTATGGAGACTACTTCAAATGCTCTTGGTGTTAACATAGTATCTGATACTGGTATAGAGAAAACAATGAATTGCTATATTGAAGAGTATAGTTTAAAAGAAAGAACAGTACCAACTGCTCAACCTGTAGAGTCTTATCAACAGTCTTTTATCATAGCAGCTAATGAGTTACCAGATTATCGTGGTACTTATGAGTTGACATATAAAGGGCATAAGTATAAGATAGACTCTTTTGAAAGATCAGTTGGGATTATCAAAATACGTGCAACGGAGAATTTATAATGGCGACAGTTGAAGATGCAACCTTGAGTATTTATGCTCAAGTAAAACAATTTGCTGATCAAGTAAGTATGGGTTTTGTAGTTACCACATCTATTGAGTCAGCTTCAAGTATACTTATGGATGGAGGTGATAAAATAATCTTAGTTCAAGATAAGTTGAAACTTAACACATTCTTGGATATTGAGTATAAGGTATTCATATCCTTTGCTAAAACGACAGAAACCAATGCTTTAAGAACTACTGAGATCATGTCAAAGTTTTTTGATATGTTTCCTAGGTACTCTAAAATTTGTGTTTATGAAGCTGCTGGCTTAAAACTGGCTTCTTCTGAATTTAATGATACTGGTAAAGCACTAGTTATAAAGGATATTGGACAAGAGATAATTTCTATAACTCAAATGAGAAACAACTTGAATGCCATTGTATTTAAGCTAACAGGTTATATAAACTAAAGACTGTCCAGACAGATCTGGCGGATTAACATAAGATGTAAATAAAATAAGAAAAAGGATTTTTCATGGCATCAACAGCACAAACCCAAGAGTTTTTTATCGGGGATCTTGAACTTAGAGCAAGTGTAGACTTGACAAAAGCAGGTGAACTCGGACCAGCAGACTCTATCGGCCTTATGACAGAATGTAAGGTAGCAATGACAACAAATGAAGTTAAACTTCAAGCAGGTTTCCCACAAAGAACTTATGCAACTGCAGTAACTTCAAGAGACCTTGAGATCACAGGTAGCCTTTCTGAGTATACAGTTTCTAACATGGCATTACTATATGGTGATGAACTTGCTTGGAACAGAGCAGATGGAGCAACTACAGCTGAGACATTGACAACTGGTATAACAGCCGCTTTAGCAACTACTATTACGGTAGCAGATGAGTCTGACTTTACAACTGGAGACTTCATCTATATTAGAAGTGTTGATGATGCTACTGATGTGTTTGCAACTGAAGTAACAGGTACAGCAGCTACAGAGTTAACAGTTGCTTATGCAATTCCTAGAGAATTTGCAGTTGGTTCTAAAGTAGTTAAAGGTGAAGCAATCATCCTCGGTTCTGAAGATGCTATTCCACCAATGACTGTTCAAGTTGTTGGAGTTATGCCTCTAGATGGTGAACCATTTGTTTATGACGTTTGGAAAGCTACGATCTCTGGAACAGTTGAAGTTCAAACATCGGCACTATCTCTCCTCTTGCACCTTCAACAGGTGAAATTGATTGTGATGTGTTTGGTGCAGATGCGGCTAAAAAAGCTATGCTTAAGAAGTTCATTCAAGGGCGACTTACTAAAGGTTATTCAGCAGCTTCTAGTTGCTAGTAACTTATGACTCCTTCGGGAGTCGAAGATTTTAAAAGACCCCTACGTCCGCCAGGGGTCGTTTAAAATTTTTACAAAGGTGGACAACCATGGAAACAATTTATATAAGATTAATAGACTCTTCTGAACAAATCCCTTTTGTTCTGACTTATGGCTTACATAAGGAACTACAAGACTATCTTATGGAAGATAACAGACTCTTTGAAATATTCACTAACACTTCTATATCAGATGAAGTAATCAGATTGTGCTTATCCAAGAGAAATGAAGTAGGACATATTACAACTGAATTTACAGAAGTACAGTTAGTTATGGCAGAGGAT